GGAAAGGGAGATATAATCTTGGCGGGTTACTTTAACCCTTTCCAATTCTAAACTAAAAAATAAATAAGTAAATTTGTAATAAATATTACTTTTTAGAACTGAAATAAAATCAGTAACTTAGTCTAATAGTTACACGGGAAAAACACAAAGAAAAATGGCATATACAATAGACGAAAAAAATAAGGTATTTAATTACATTCTTGAAGAGATAGAAAGCGGTAGAGCTGTTAGGAATGTCTTGATGGACAGTAATACTCCGAGTAGTTCAACTTTCTTTAAGTGGATTGATGAAAATAAAGATTTAGCGAAACAATACGCGCGCGCGTGCGAAACAAGAGGGGATGCTAAGTTTGAGAGCATAGAGAATGATTATAATGAAGAGCCACAAAGAGACCTTGAGACAGGAAAGATTGATACAGGATGGGTGCAACTTCAAAGATTAAAGATTGACACCAAGAAATGGGAAGCATCAAAACTAAACCCAAAGAAGTACGGGGATAGGGTACAGAGCGAAGTAATCAATAAGAACATAGATATAACCAATCTAAGCGAAGAAGAGTATAAGAAGCAGTTAGAGATAGCTAAGAAAGTAATAGATGCAGCAGAATGACGCATTAATGTTTTTAAAAGAAGAGGCAAAGAGAAAAGCTCGTATTAACTTACGGGCTTATTCTACTTATATGATGCCCGACTTTGATTGGCAACCTTATCACAAGGCTTATTATGAGGTGCTAAATGAGTTTGCTTACAAGCGCATAAAGAAGCTAATTATTACAATGCCACCACAGCACGGTAAATCGCAAGGCTCAACGAGATTTCTACCTTCGTTTATGTTTGGTATTAATCCTAATCTAAGGCTCGCTGTAACGTCTTATAATAGCACCATAGCCCGAAAATTTAACCGAGACAACCAAAGGCTAATAGATACTCAAGAATACTTAGACTTATTCCCTAACACTACACTAAGCTCATCTAACGTTGTAACGGTTGCATCTAACTATCTAAGGAACTCAGAGGAGTTTGAGATAGTAGGACACAAAGGAATGTTAAAAGCTGTTGGTAGAGGTGGAGCATTGACATCTATCACATTGGATTGCGTGATTATGGATGACCTTTACAAAGATTATTCAGAGGGAAATAGTCCCGTTGTAAGAGAGTCAGCTTGGGATTGGTACACTACTGTAGTTAAGACGAGACTACATAACGACAGCCAACAGCTAATAGTCTTTACAAGGTGGCACGAGGAAGACATAATTGGTCGGATAGAAGCAAATGAAGAAGTAATTACATTGGAATCACTTAACCAATTAGAAGACATAGACCCTAATGCGTGGGTTAAAATTAACTTTGAAGCAATAAAGGATGGTCAGCCTACCGATATTGATAATCGTCAAGTAGGAGAAGCCTTATGGGAGAATAGGCATAACTCTTTAAAACTATTAACAGAACGCAAATTAGACCCTAATAAATTTGAATGTCTTTATCAGGGTAATCCTGCAAGTGCTGATGGATTGCTTTATACCGAGACGTGGAAAATCTACAATAAGCTACCCGAAGTGATTACTAAGATAGGTAACTATACAGATACGGCAGACAGCGGAAAGGATTATTTATGCTCGATTAATTACGTTGTCGCTTCAAGTGGGATATACATAACCGACATTCTTTACACCCAAGAAGGGATGGAAAAAACCGAGCAGACAGTCCCTGAATTTCTAAATAGAAATAACGTAAAGGTAGCAGATTTTGAATCTAATAATGGAGGTAGATACTTTGCACTTAACGTACAGAAAAAGACTAAGGCAGCGATTAGATGGTTTCATCAAGGCAACAACAAAGAGAGCAGGATTAACACAAACAGCGCACAAGTGCAGCAAAACATTTACCTACCTAATGGATGGGAAAGTAGATTCCCCGTATTTTGGAAGCACCTAACGAGCTTTAAAAAGAACTTCAAGGCTAACGCTCAAGATGGAGCGCCTGATGTACTAACGGGTATAATAGAAAAGAACTTTAATAGAGATTGGACAACACCACAAAATTATGAGAATAAAAATACCAAATTCATCAAGGGAGATTTCGTTGGCGGATTGTCAAGCGCTTGGGCAGGGGGAGACTCTTCAACAAAAGGCGATTATATTTTTTAAAGAGATTCTAAAAATTGATACTGCTAAATTCCCAATGACTGAGATGATAGCAGCGTTCAACATCTTTAGAGATTCTTTAGATAGAGAGATGATTGAAGCTGTACCGCAAAAGATAGGCAAGCTAAAACTACCTGCAAGGGATAACTTGCTTAAAATACATCTGCAGTACTTTATTGAGATAGTTAACTGTGAGGTATCAATCGAAACTTATCAGGGCTTAGAATTACTAACAGCGTGCTTTTATCGTGAAGATTGGAACAAGCCATATGATGACGAAGAACTGCTGACCAATGCAACTTGGTTAAATAGCCAACCATTAATGTATAATCTATACGGTGTTGTCCTGATGCAGAATTTATTTAAGACCCTAAAGGAAGTATATCCAATACTATACACTAACAGCAATGAATCAGAAGACGAAGAGGAAGGCAGAAAAATGTATGATATGCTTAATGGATTGGCGAAGGATGACCCGACCAAGTGGGATGCAGCAAGGAATTTGAGATTGGAAACCGCGTTTGCTTATCTTGAAGAGAAAAAGTTAGACTTCGAGAAAAAAAGATTAAATTTGCATAATACAAAATAAATTAGTATGGCGAAATACTCGTTAAAACAAATAGTCGAAGATGTAATTGAAGTAATAACTAATAACTCGATTAACATTCAATCGGTAGAATATACAGGTGCTATTGATATTAATATGACTAAGGCGAAAGACTTTCCAAAGGTTTATATGATAGCGGATGAATCAGGAAGCATTGATGAGAATATTAACACGTTATTAGTTAGGTTCTTATTCTGCGATGTTCAAAGAGGTAGGTTAGACGAATGGGTGAGGGACTACGAAGTAAAGAGTGATATGCAATTAGAAGCATCAATGCTATTTGATAGGCTTCAATCTGATGGTTATTCAATAGAGTTCCCTATAAGCTACCAACCAATTTCAGGAGAATATAACGATGGACTTGCAGGTGTTGAATGTACGGTAACTTTTAATTTAGCTAAGCCTTGTTATGCAGTTTAAGAGGACTGAATTTTTAATGGCTAAATACTCATCCGATGTGGTTGAGCAGGCAAGACTGAATCTAAAGACAAAAGGATTTGGAGGGCAAAAAAGCAACAGGAGTAAAAACAGTTCGGGTAAATTATCAGAGGGATTAGGCTTTAAGATTAAAGCGCATCCAAACAGATTAGAAACAAGTTTTACAAGCAAAGAAGCATACGGTTCAGTAGTAGAAGAAGGAAGAAGAGCAGAAGCTACACCACCAAAGATATCTGCAATTGAACGTTGGTTAGAGGAGAAGAATAAGAAAATAAAGCTGCGTAAGACCTTTATTAATTCAAATGGTCAAAAGGTAAGTCAGTTTGTTGAACGAACAGATGCTAACATAAAGTCTGCTGCTATTGCAATAAGTAAAAGCATTGGTAAGCGTGGTATTCCTGCTGTTCCATTTATGAGTAGAGCAATGCAAAAAGCGTTTGATGCTTTGCCAAAAGAACTATCAGAGGCAATAGTAGAAGATATGGAGAATATAATAATAGACGATTTTAAAAAAGACAAACGATATAACGTAAAAAGAGTATAATGGCAGTAGTAGTTAATTACGGGGACTTAGTAGACCCAACAATTGGAAGATATGGGTTGTATAATCCTTTCCTGATTCGCATAACACGGACAGGAGGAACTGTATTTAAACTAAAGTACAGAATCAATATTCAAGTAGTAGGAACTACAATCGACATTACAAAAGATGTAGACCCGATAGATGAAGTATCTATTGTTAACCCTGTTGAACCTTTAAAAGGTCAGTTTTTTGAGACACAACTAATCGGAAACAATGGGGTTGGTCAAGTGCCTTTGGATTCAAGCGGAGGTAATGCTAATAAAAGTTACAATAAAGTTAGAATAAGAGTCGGAGAAGTTAGTGCGGCATCTGCTGACTTACCTGCTACTTTTGTTGGGTATGTAGACGACAGAACCCTTTACTTTTACAATGGCTTTGACGACATACCAAGCTCTGATTTATATACCAATTATCGACCTGCTAACGCTTATCAACCATTATACAGCATACCATTAGTTAATAAGAATGTTAAGTTGTTGAGTAATGATATAGCATTTATCTCTTTGCCGAGTGAAATTAGCACACCGTTTAATGAAGAAGGTGGAGGCGGAGTGATTCTATTACTTAGGTTGTATTATACGCATTACGATATAAATGGTGATGTAATAGAATCGTCTAACTTTGGTTTATTCGAACGTTACGGAGCTTATGAGAATTTAGGCTATTGGACTATTCAATATGGCACAAGCCAAATATTTTATCCATCTAATTGGGCTTATTCTACGTTCTACGCTGAGTATGTAGATAGTGTAACTAATTATACTAATACAGAATCATTCAATGTTTACAAGCAAATATGCGACCCAAAGTATGACAGATACAGATTGCGTTGGTTTAACAAGTATTCAGGATTTGAGTACTTCAACTTTACTAAAAAATCAAGCCAAAAACTAAACATAAGCAAAGGGAAAGAAGTAAGAACTTCAGGAATCAACTTTGAAGCCGCTAATTTCTCGTCAATGAAATATCCTTCAGTTCCTGAATTGAGAGAGGTAGGAAAGTCCGCTACTACCACCTATACGCTTAACTCTGATTACATAAACGAAGAAGAACAGAACGCTTTAAAGGATATGTATCTAAGCCCGAATATTGTGATGTTTGACAAAGACAATAATATCACGCCTGTGATTCTTGAGGATAGCTCTTACGAGATAACAGACATTAGAGATGGCTTAGTAAAAGTATCAGTTAAGTTAAGAGTAGCGAATAACAATAAAGTAATACTACAATAGATGGCTAAAGTAATTACATTACGATTAGATACGGTTAACGGTACTTACCTATGCGACACTTATAAGGATAGTTCTATACAGATAACTAAGCGAGTTCAATCAATAGACACGCTTAATAGCTCTCAAGGAGTAATAACTAAGCAGACTTTTAGAGTGCCTTTAATCGGTGGAATGGCTGATGCTTTAGGCGACTTAACAGAGTTGCAAATTGCTCCAAAATTAGACATTAGAAAGTCAATTAGCGGCTCTATTATCGTTGACGGTTATCCAAGATTTACGGGTTCATTCCAAGTAATAGGAATATACAAGAATGAAGAAAAAGAACTAAAGGAAGTAGAACTAATTTTTAAAGGAAGCGAAACAGATTTAAAAGCCACGTTAACAAGCCTTAAATTAAGCGACTTATTAGAGGGTGAGTTCTTAGATTATAAGATGTCTGAGATATATCAGTACATAACAGACACGGATAACTATATTAGTGATAACGGTTACAGTTGGGCATTGATTGATTATGGTCAGTTATTTGCAGAAGATGGAAGCGGAAGAAGGATTTATGATTCAGATAATCCACTGACTCAATTAGACTTTAAGCCACAAGTCTTTATGCGTAAGATATTCGATTTACTACCTATACCAATAACAGTAGATAGCAGTGCTGCAGACTTACTAAAGCAAGTAATACCATTACATAATAACGATAAACAAACGCCTGAATTAGATACAAGCCCAACAGACTTAAATGGCTATCTTAGCAGGACAAGTAATGAAAGTATTAATACTACTCTTTCGGGGCTTACTAATATTCCTATTGTTTATTCTTATAATAATTACTACGAGTATAGCGATTCTATTTTTGACATATCTACAGGTTACGTCAATATACCAACAGATGGAAATTACTCATTTAGGGTTGTTATTAATTTTGATATAGTTTCCTTAACATTAGAATCGGGTCAAGGGTTTGGGATTATTCAATTGAAGTCAGTAAGTACAGGGGCTACTTTTGCAATAAGCAAATCCTTATTCGATATAAACACTACAAGTAATTCTGTTAGTATTCCATTTGATTTTGAATCAACCTTAGTCAATGGAGAAGATTATTATTTAGTATTTAGTATTAATGCGTATAGTAGTGCATCTACTCTATCAGACATTAATGTAATTATAAAGCCTGACACCAAATTTGAATTAACATCAGCACCTGCAATTAGGGCTGAATCTAAAGTAGATATTTCAAAAAACTGTCCTGAATTAACAGCTTGGGATTGTGTGCGTACTATTATAACTCAGTGTAATGGAGTTCTTGAATCAACCGATAACGGATACAATATAAAGCCTTGGATTAAATGGGTTAACGAAGGAACTCTTTACAATTTAGAAGATAAAATAGATGCAAGCAAAGACTTATCTATTGAGCCTACTAATGTAACAGGTGCAAAGTCTATATTATTAACGTATCAAGAAGACGGGGATGTATTAAATAAAATATACAAAGACCTATTTGATAAGACCTACGGAAACTTATACATAAACGATACGGGAACTGACTTTACTAAAGAAGAGTTTAAAATAGACATTCCTTTTGCAGCTACTCCAATGACATATGTAAAAGATACATCTGTTGTAATTCCAAAGTTTATTAGCGATAGCTTAAAGACAGTTAAGACAAAGCCAAGATTATTATTCCATTCAGACTTTAGTCCTTTAGGAAGCAATAGAATGGGGAACTCTATACCGTTAAAAGATGTATTCTTAGCAACCGATTATACTACACAAATAGGATTTCCTTTTGTTGGGCATTGGGAAAGCATAGAGGGAGGATATGACTCAAGGGATTATAATTTCGGAACAACGCTTAACTTTTTTGCGAGCTCTAATTTTCCTAACAATACACTTTACGAAAGATTTTGGAAGCAATACATTGCGGAAACTTACGGGCTGAAGTCAAGAAGAATAAAACTAAGCCTAAAGATTAGTCAAAATGACTTTGATAATTTCAAAATGAATGAAAAGCTGTACTACAAAGGCAACCTATTAAGATTCTTATCAATCAATAATCTTGATATAATTAATGATGAGTTCACAGAATGCGAACTTGTGTTCAGAGTAACGGAGGAGAAGATTGATATAGCACCATATTATCCTTATGATATAATCAATCAAATAGTAAAATTCAAAGACAGCGCAGATAATACAGTAATAACTGTTCCTGATGCAACCGACTTAAGAGAGAGTTGCGAGGCATACGGATACTTTTACGATGCGAATTTAAATCAATGTGTTCAACGAGGTAACATAATACAGATATAAGATGGCAGTAGAATTAAATATTAAGACAAAGGTAGACATTAGCGATGCCAAGAAAGGAACTGACGAAGTAGAAAAAGGTGCTAAGTCAGCAGGAAGTGCTATTAACCAAATGACAGGCGCACTTGATAAATTTACAGGCGGTGCTATTACTGCATTTAAGTCATTTACTTCAGGAGTTAAAAGCGGAATAACATCGCTAACTACTTTTAAAGGAGTATTAGCAGCCACAGGGATTGGGGCTTTAGTTGTTGCTGTTGGTTCTTTAGTAGCTTACTTTGTTAAGACAGAACGTGGGGCGCAAGCGTTAAGGGTTATAATGGCAACCTTAGAGGGTGTCATTGGTGTTTTAACGGATAAGGCAGTAGAATTAGGCGAATACCTTTATGAAGCATTTAACAACCCAAAGCAAGCGCTTGAAGATTTAGGTGATTCATTTACCTATTACTTTACCGAGTTTATTCCTAACGCTGTTCAGAAGGTTATTGATGGATTAGGATTATTGGGCAAAGCTATTGGATTATTATTTGAAGGAGAATTTAGCGCAGCGGCTGACGTTGCAGCGGAAGGCTTTACTAAAGTAGCAGACGGTATAACAGACATTAACCCATTAACAGCTATACTTAAAGAGGTTGCAGAAGAGGTAGTAGAAATAGGCAAGCAAGCTATTATATCAGGAGACGCAGCAGGCAAGTTAGAAAAAAGATTAAACGCATTAAAGAAAGCTGAAAGAGATTTAGGGGTTGAAACAGCGAACAGAAGAGCAGAGATAAAAGAACTTAACAAAGAAGCAGAAGATACTAATAAGACATACGAAGAACGAGCAGCAGCAGCCCAAAAGGCTTCAGACATTGAATCTAATTTATTAGCGAAAAGATTACAATTAGCCCGTGAAAATGTAGCTATAATAAGAGAACAGAACGCATTAAGCGAATCGAGTGAAGAGGATATTCAAAAACTTGCTGATGCTGAGATTGCTTTAGCTAACATAAGAGCTGAATCGTTGGAAATGCAAACAACCTTGCAGAATAAACTTAATACATTAAAGCAGCAACAAGAAGCCGAAATAGCAACTAACTTAGAAAGCTCAAGACTTGAAAAATTAAAAGAAGAAGATAATGCAATACGAGAATATAAGTTAGAAAATGACGAAGCTACATTGGCTCAATTATTAGAATTTGAGCAAAGAAAAAGAGATTTAGAGCTTCAGCAAACAGATTTAACGGAAGCAGAAAAAGAGGCTATAAGGTTATCCTACTTAGAAAAAGAAGCAGCAGCAAATAAGCAGGCAGCAGATAATAAGAAGAAACAAGATGCTGAAGATGAGAAAATAGAAGAAGCAAAAGCTAATATGAAAGTAGCTCTTGCTAATCAAGCATCGCAACTTATAGCTGAGATAGCAGGAGAAGGTAGTGCTATCGCTAAAGCCGCTGCAGTAGGTCAAGCTACTATTAGCGGTATTCAAGGGGTTCAGGCTGCTTTTACTGCCGCTAACGCAAACATAGGAGCAACAGCAGGGTCTTTTGGTGCTTATCCTATTGCTATGGCAACAGCAGCAGGAGCATTTAGTGCCTTACAAATTAAAAAAATACTATCTACCAATCCAAGTAAAGGAGGGGGTTCTCCAAGTGCGTCATCAAGAGGGGTTAGCGGTGGAACATCAGCAGCGCAACAGCAAGCATTACCATCGTTTGATTTTATTAATCAAGGTGTAGGAGGAACTCAAAATGCAGGATTTAAAAATAAGGCTTATGTAGTAAGTCAAGACATAAAAGATGAAGCTGCATTAGATGCAAGAATTACAGATTTGAGTAGAGCATAAAAAAAAGGGGAGAGTAAACTCCCCTAATTAACAAACAAAAAACAAACAAATTTACTTTTTAAATGACCTAATAAATCCGTAAATAAATGCACCTGCAAAAATTATCGCAAGTATTATCGTTGGAAGTATAGACCACCACCAAGATAAATCATTAACAAATGAAACTAATATAAAGGCTAATAACCAACCTAACTGAAATAATACTAATTGTGCTTCTTTATTCATAACTATACATTTTTAATTATCCATTCTTCAACTTCGTGTCTAAGAAAATAACCTCTCCCATTCTTTGGCTTATGCTTTTTTAATCCACCAAACTTGCAATATCTCCATAATGCAGTTCTTTCAACGCCTAAAATCTTACAAACATCAGCAGTTGATAGTACTTCAATAGGCTGCTTAACTGTATTCATACGGTTTAAATTGTTTTAATTTAAGCAAATGTAATAAATTAGGATGACATAAATCGCAATTTTGTAGATAATATTCAAATTTTTCTATGAAAACCTACGAATTAAAGCGAAAAAAAGGATTAAAGTCAAGCGTATATGCTATTGCTTTGGTTGAAAATCCTGCTATTGAAGTAGGTTTTGTCGCATTATCTAAAGACGGAAAGGTACATACAGTAAAATTAGCAGTTAATGCTGAGAAACGTATGATATACACGCCTGTTTTAATCCCTAATCAAAAGATATACCGAGAAGATAGCGAAGGGAATCCTTATCAAATATTCTTTTCTGAGCAAACAATAGAGGAAACTGCTCAAGACTTCATTAAAGCAGGCTCATTAGTTGCTAATTGGAACAGCGAACACCAAGAAGATGTTAAGTTAGACGGTGTAACAGTAGTGGAATCTTGGATAATAGACGACCCAAAAAGCGATAAAGCTACTACATTAGGCTTTGACCTACCAAAAGGTACTTGGATGCAAGGCGTAAAGATAGACAACGAGTCTATTTGGAACGAAGTAAAGTTAGGTACTTACAAGGGAATAAGTATCGAAGGATTATTTGAAAATTTTGAAACCAACTTAAGTAAATCAATTAAACCCAATATTATGAGTGAAAAAAAGTTCTCATTAGGAGACGTAATAACTAAGCTGATGGGAACAGAAAATGCTCCTGAAGTGAAGTTAGAAGATGCTGCTGAAATGCCGAAAGAAGAGGTAAAAGCTGCAATGATTGAAGATGGTGAGTATGTGCTTGCAGACGGTCGTAAGATTGTAGTTGCAGGCGATATGATTACCGAAGTAATGGAATCAGAAGTTGAATCAGTAGAGGAGATGGAAGAGGAAAAAGACAAAGCTGTTGAGCAGTTGTCTAACGAGATTGAAAAAGTTTTAGCACAAATGGTGACTAAGATGAAAGCAATTGAGGATAAAGTAAACGTATTAGATAACACATCTAATCAGTCAATCACTAAGCTATCGACTGAGCCTTCTCAGCCATCAGCGTTCGCTAATCTATTAACCAAAGCACAAAAATTTAACTAAAAATGGCAAGTACTAACACAATCACACAAATTAGTCCAAAGGTTGCAGGCGCAACTGAGATAATGGCTAACGAGGTACTCGCAGGAGTATCTTTTCAAAAATTTAAAAACGTTCCTGCAACAAGAGATAAGTTCAGAATGTGGAACGGTTCAACTTCTTCAATGATTCAGGCTTATTCTGATAGCCCATCTGAAACAGGTGGTGTTACAGTAGCAGACGAAGAGTTTACAATCACTAAGAAATCTGTATTTCACGCAGTGCCTTACGACAAGTTTAAAGATACTGAGTTCAACCTTTCTATTTCTAACTTAAAGGCTCAAGGTTTACCTTCTGATTTCGTGGCATTCGTTGCTGCTGATACGGGAGCAAAAGCATCTGAATTAGCGGAGAATGAAATATGGAACTCAGAAGGCGGATTAGCAGGAGACCCAACAGGATTAGATGGTATTAGAAAGTTAATCAGAACTAACTTAACAGCTGCTTCTAAGACTGCTCAAATCGTTACATCTACTACATTAGACCCAACAGATGCAACTGAAATTGATGATGTATTAGCTGCTTTAGTTGCAACATTCCCGAAAGAAATTGTAGCTAACAAAGCGAAGTTCAGAATTTATATGAACCAAACAGTAAACGATGCTTATTACAGATATTTAAGCGGAGTTGCTGCAACTAATATTCCTCAAAATAACGCTTTAGTTTACCAAAACTACGTTATCGAGATTATCCCTAACTTATCAGATGCTGCTATTGTAGTTGCTAAACCTGAAAATATTAACGTATCATTAGCTGTAAGCGGAGACTTAACTTCATTAGACGTAATTGATATGTATATGTTAGGTGGTGGTAACAAAGCGAGAATCGTTGGAAACTGGGGTTATGGAGTTGGAATTGCAACTACTGACTTTGCATTGTTCGAATACGACCAACCGTAATTAATATTATAGAGGGGGATTAAGTTCCCCCTTTTAATCTAAAAAAATA